ACATTGAGTTCGCTTGGTACTGACTCAACAGCCTTGTTTAACAACTCAATATTTTCCTTACCAAATTCATTCATTGGTATTATCACTACTAGCTCTTTCATTGTCATTCTTAATTTTTTCTTTTATTTTATTAATATATTCTACTTTCATTTCATCAAAGCTTCTTTTATCACCATTGAATCTCTTGATTATCATTTCACAGCCCAATGCGCAAGTTTCAGCCTCTACATCAAATTTTGTGTCGCCAACAATTTTATCAACATCATTTATTAAATTAACAATATCTAGTTCTTTGCAATATTTAATAAATTTTTCAAAATTAAATAAATCAAGGTTGTTTAGATTTTCTTTGTTTCCTATAGAACCACAACATACCCTTCGTATCATTGGGAAGCCAATCGTTTCAAACGGTCCAGTTAAACTATTTTCAGTCGCTTCTGCTATGAGATATACAGCCAACTGTTCCATAGCAACAGCGCCTCTTTCTTTAACCTCACCTTCAAGTCCTTCAATAAAACCTAACTTAGACCATCTTTCTAGATAATTCTCAATCATTTTTTGACCTTTTTCGGTTTTTTTGAAATCTTTGTAGTTGTGAACACATATTGATTTGTCGAGTTCAATTATACCGAGAACACCTGTTTCTAAAAATTCCTTCATGTTACTCTTCCTCCTTCTTAGCTTTAATCTGGATGATTAACTCTTCCATTTCCCTTTTTCTTTTTCCAAGAGTGTCATTAACGTATGTAAGCAACTCACCCTTAGTCTTATCGTAAGAGTAGTTTTCAAGAACCTTCTTACCTTCTTCCTCAAGAACTGTAGGAACTTTATCTGTAATCCATGAACGAACAACACTTGCCAACTGTTTATGTAATGTATCGTAGTCGTTAAACCAAACGCAGCAATTTGGTAATGTACCATCTTCATTAGAAGCCCAATCCCATTCCGTTTCAGGAACTTTACACATTGTAATTGAACCGCTTTTAACGGACTCAAGAGCAGAATAACAGAAACTTGCATCCTCGTCAACAATAACAGTTATAGCACCCTCACGCAATGCTTTTGCAAAGTCTTCTTTGGATAGATTCCTGAGCTCTTTAAATGAAACCCATTTAAACATTGGATATTTCCAATAGAATGGTTTTACAATTTTCTTAATATTTGACTGGTCCTTAGCGATTACATTAACTACCATTTTCTTTGGCTCATTTGTTTTACCAAAAATTTTAGAGATAAACGGTGTAATTTTTCTAAGTTTAACATATGGAAATGACTCATTAAGTTCTGCTGCTTGATAATCTGAATTAGTTATTCCTTCCATAATTCCGAAATCACCCCACTGAGCGACATAAGGCATTTGTTCTACCAAGTAATTGTAATTCTGAAGGATAGCAACTCTCTTACAAGGAAGCTGCTTTGTCTGGTTCATAACTTGTGAATAAATCTCAGGTATAAACAGCAAGTCAGATGGTGATGTTCCAACCTCTCCCTTGTTTACATTATAATGTGGAAGATTAGCATATTTTTCATCAAGCCATGCTCCAACTCCAACAAACTCTTCTTCTGTATGTAGCATACTTACATCGTAACCTTCTTCTTTACATATCAATGCAAGGTTGTAGATATACTCTAGGCTACCACTTGGTACACCCTTTGTATCAATTACGAAAAAGAAGATTCTGTTTTCTTTCTTATCTATTTTTGAAATTTCCTTTTCAATGTTTTCAATAATCTTTAAATTTTTTTCACTCATTGTCGGTATTTTTTATATCTTTAATTAATTCATATGCTTGCATTGTATTGTATGTAATGCTTTGTCCTAAAGACATAATATTTGGGTCTTCTACAGCATCCAAAATATCAATAAATGTTTTAACAAGGTCATAACGAATAGTATTTTGACCAGTATAGTCATTTACTTTTACCTCTTTTACTTCTTTAGTGTTTGGAATCATCTTGTCCAACTTTTTGTCAAAAATGTAATTTTCCGTAATCTCAACATCATTGGTTCTTTCATTTGGATTGCCAAACACAAAATCAGTTATTTTGTTGATGTCAAAAATAAATGTGTTTTGTTTCATCCTTTTAATTTGTTAAAAAAATCTTCGTCAGTTATTATTTCGCTTAAATTATCGTAATTTAAGAATGCTTTATCTTTTGCCTCTTTATTAAACGGTCTGTTGATTAAAACTACTTTTTTACCTTCTGGGATTTCTTTTTCAAAAAACTCGTCTCTTGCTGTTATCACGACATCACATTCATCCCATACCTCGTCAATATTTTTAGGGAAAAATACCTTTCTAACTCTTGTGCCTATTTTACTCAAGAAAAAATATGTTGATTGAATGCTAAGTTCACCTTCATTCAAACTGTAAAACACAATTCTAATATCTTCGTCTTCAATATTGGATATATCTGTGAGCCAGTTTGTAATTTTAACAGCCAATTTTTTTTCCATTGTACTAGCGCAACCGAAAATTTCATATGGATAATCAATGAAAATGAAATTATTTTTTTCGTAATTACTGTTAAATTTAGCGAATGTCTTAAATACATCCTCCTTGTCATCTATTTCATCAATATCCGTTTCAGGAGAAAACTCTTTTGCGTAGTATTTTATAATTTGTTTGTTAATATTTCTAACAACATGATTTAATTCAACACCTATCGTTAACATATAAAATATATTTTATAATTTAATTATTTCAATGCTTTTTGCATACATTCTTTACAAATTGGCTCTTGACCGCTTGCCTCTTGTATGTCTGCATCATACACAGACATTTCTTTTCCGCATACAGAACAATATCTTTTCCTTTCAACCTCTGCCAAGGAAATAGGGGTATCTTTTTTTTCTTTCTTATCATATTTCTCTGCCATACTCTTTGAATAGTATTTTGCTTCCAAATTAAGCGGAACTCTCATATACTCATCCCAAGTTAATGTCAGTAAAAATTCATACCCATTTCGTACAAAATTTTTGAATTTTCCACCATTGACAAAACTATATGTTACAAAATCATCCTCATTCGTTGCTTTATAGGTACAAAATGAGAAATTTTTTATTGATGAAGCAATCTCATTTCTTTTAACCTCGTATTCACTTTTTACATTAAGAAGTTTAGAGATTTCATTAATGAATGGCATTGATGCTCCATCGTAAGGATTTGGTTCAGAGTTAAAATGCAAAGTGGTTTCAATTAAACCAGTTTCATCATTAATGTTTACATCAACTTTGGTTGCAAATTTTTCAACTTTAAATCTCACAAAAGATTCATAATCTATTTCGAATCTATAACGCTCAACCCCATATTTTCCGACTTGGTTTAATCCTTCAAGGACAGATTCGCATATGTTTTCATTTTCTTGAGAGAATTTATATTTTTTCCTATCTGTTGGTTTCTTTTCTTTTTCTTCTTTTACCGCCACGCCATTTCCTAAATACTTGTATTTTTCAGATTCATTTGCAACCTTATAGGTTCTATATCGCAATTCTTCAACTTCTTGCGTGACTTCACCTTTTAGCAAGTGTTTTGCAACTCTTTGGTCAGAAACTTCTTGGTGTATTGATGTACCCAAATCATCTTTAGAGCCACTTCCCATAATTTCTGAATCTGCTGCTCTCAAACCATGAGGTAATCCATACAAAAGGTTTAAAAAATATTTCTTAATTTTTTTCAATCCCATTATTTTCCATTATTTTTGTTATTTTATTTTTTATGGCATCTTTTACGATATTCCTATAAAATAGAAATTTCTGCCTATCTTTAATCATATTTTCCATATCTTTAGGCATATTTTCAAATAGTTTATCTCCAGTAGCCAACGAATATCCGTCTGTCATTCTAGAATAGTCCAAAAAAATTTCGTTTACAATACCATATAAACTAGTGAGGCTTTCTAGATTTTTTTTAGATAAATTTTCTAGGGTTTTGTTCGTATCCATATTATTTCTTTTTTAATATATCAATTGGAAATTTATTGCCAAATTTCTCATTTATAATTTCTCTATTTTTATACCATGTATCTTTAAGTTTCCCTATTGAATTGTGCGCAAGCCTAATGTTCGTAGTCACACCAATCTTGCATTTCTTCTTAAAGAAATTGGATAAGCAAAAATATATATCATAAAAATCAAATCCAGAAAGTTCTCTACTGAAATTTTCTGATATTCTCTTTTTGTGAACACCAATAAAAAGACCATCAATCACAACAACCTCTTGTAAATCTTTTTCAAGAAGTGGCGAAAATGCTGTAAGCCATGATTTACCTTCCCATCTATGGAGTACTTGACCGAATTTCTTTTCATAATTCCACCAAGCACCGTTTTCATCAAATTGAGCAGAGCCAGCAACACCGATTATTCCATAGTCTTTGTTCTCGTTAAAAAGACGTAAAAGTTCTTTACCCCATCCTTTCCTCAAAAATTCTATATCATCATGTATAAACAAAATGATATTTGTTTCAATATCTTCTGACACGACCATATCAGCATATATTTTAGATAATGACAATCCATCTGGATTATGAACGCATATGACGTTTAAATCACATCCACAAGTTTCCCTAATATGCTCGATAAATCCTTTATTTTCCTCACCTTTTTTCTTAGAACAAAAAATGACAGTTATTTTATTTTCCATACTTTTTATAAAAAATAAAAATGTGTTCAAAAAAATCAATCTTTGAACACATTTTTTTATTATTATTTATTAACAGCAGAAACCGCATTATTTGAATTAATTATTACAGTAGAATATTTTTTCATTTCTTCTAATGTAAATACCCCTAAATATGACATTGCAGAGCAAAGATAATCCATGAAATTTGTTGCCCAACCGTGCATTGTATATAGTACTGGTAATGTTGTTTTCAAACCCTCACTTGTTTTTGTTTTAGCACCATTTAATGCAATTTGTCCCTCTCTAGAAGCCATTCCGTAAAAGGTTGCCTTAATATCTCCTAAGAATATTTCTTTTCCTTTATATTTTGCCCTCCATCCAACATCATCAAAAATAAACTCATTTAAATCTTCTAGTTCAGTCCGTAAAGGTAATTTATACCATTCATCACTATTAACAGTTTTAGGTGCTGCTGATTCAAGCATTTTAGCAAACACACTACCAATCATTGCATAATCAGCCCCTAGTGCTAATGCTTTAATTATATCACGATAGTTTCTAATTCCACCATCTGCAATAATTTTTGGTAACTTTTTATATTTGTTTTCTATCCTTTTTCTAACTTCTACGGTATCATCAATTAGTGTTGCCATTGGGGTGTGAATTCCAGTGTTAGAAGATGAGAGACATCCACGACCGCCACCTATGCCAATTCTTATATAGTCAGCACCAACCCTAGCGTATTCCTCATATGTTTCTGGATTAGCAATGTTTCCAACCATTATGACTATATTATCACCGTAAATGTTTTTTGCTGCCCTAACCAAATGAACACTTTTTTCCATGTGCCCATTTGCAATGTCGATTAAGGCTTTAAGTGTGGTGTTTTGTTCTAATGGCTCTTTTTCGTTGCAAAATATTGTTTCAAATTCAGTCATTGAATATGCAGCCCATCTTCCTTTTACCGAATAGTCAACTCTATCTTTAATAGACTCAGTTCTAGGTAAGATGGCATAAATCATTTCGTTTTCAAACTGTTTAAAATTTTTTTTACTAACAACACAATCCATTGGTGCTGTGAAAAGAGGCAACATCCCATTTTCGTCAAATGGGATACACTCTTTACGATGCTCTATTGCACTCAAAATATTAGGCATTATAGTAACATCTTCATAAGTATAATAAATTTTATCTTTTATTAGCCCCATATAGTTTTCGTCTTCTTTTAATGTAAAATTCTGGTGTTCTTTCCTCACCGTTTATTTTTAAGTCACTTCTGCTTAACAAACCAACTGCTTTTTCCTCCCCATTATCCAAACGAACCAAAACTGACCCATTAAATGTTTTTGGTATTTCAGACACTACACCATGTAAGGGTATACGTCTTGGGAAGCATAGGTCAAATTCAATTGTATCGCCAACTTTTACAAATTGGTCTGAAAATAAAATGTTATTTTTCGAGAACTTAGTCCATTTGGCTCTTGCTTTTTTATATCGTTCATTATCGTCTGTCGTGTTGGAGAACAATCTCCAAAATATAGTATCAATTTTAGAAGAAATGCAATATTCTTCTATAGCGTTTTCCAAAGACAGATATTTTTGATTTACTCCATTATTTTCAGAATATTCCCAAAAAAAAGGCGTTTCTTCGTGATATTTCTTGAAAATCACATCCATTATTTTTTGTTCTTTGCAAAACCAAAAAAATACTTCTAATATACTCATTAATTTCCAGTTGAACCAAATCCGTTTGAGCCTCTTTCAGTTTCAGAAAGTTCAGCTACTTCGGTTATTTTTACATTTGGGTATGGCAAAACTACCATCTGCCCTATTCTATCCCCAACCTTATATGGGGCAAAATTCATCGGATTATCAAGAATCCAATTTCCAGCATCATTAGCCGATTTAATTGTCTCATTCCATGTGAATGTAACTGTATCTCCACTAGAAACGGTAAATGGTTTCCAAGAACTATTAAAAAAATAGTTCATTTTTCCATTATTTGCTAAAGTTTCCAATGATGTTCTATTTTTATAGCAGAACATAATCTCCCCTCTATATATCGCTGAATCCACAATTCCCACATGGTTGCATAAATAAGCATCTGTTTTTCTGTTTGAACTTCTAGGGAATAAAAATATCCCGTAATGTTTTTCTGATTCTACGGCAATTCCAGTATGATATATGTACATATCATTTTCCCTATCATATTCTACAGATATTGCGGTTAAGTCCATGCCAACGTCTCCATCATGCGCATACGTTGGTATTATGGCGTTTTTTTCAAGTTTTTTTATTTTGATTTTCAACGGTGTTTGACCAATTGCTTCTTTTGCATATGTGATGAAATCTTTCCTATCATCGTAATCTTTAATATCCATTATTTTTTGTCATTTAAGGTTAAATAAGTTAGTTCGCTTGCTTGTCTCACAATCGTTGACATAATACTAGAATGCCACCTTGCTTGGTCATCTGTTAAATCCCTGTCATTGACAGTCATTGCTTCTGCTTCTTCGGCAGTAAACCCAATCCCACAGTTTTGGCACAGAATCAATGAGTGTAATCCAGTTCTAATTGAAGGAAGTTCATTATCATATTTGTAAATTAAACCTCTTTTCTCAATTTCCCAAGAATTATCATTTGGTACAAGTCTAATAGCCTTTGCGAGTTGATGCAGCAAACAAATTTTTACTAATGTGTTTTTATCTACTTTTTTCTCATCTGGTAATAGTTCATTTAATTTAACTGCATAAGGAGTAAGAGTTTTTAGTATAATTTCAAGTAATGAACCCTCATATGCGTTTCCAAATTCATTGGAATTAGTAAAACTACCATTCAAGATGTTATTACCATATTTTTCCTCAAGGTATGAAGTTTCAATACCAAGTTGAGATAATTTTTTGAAAAATAATTTTAAATTTTTTTCTTTTGTTTCTGTTGTAATCATATTTAACATTTTTAAACTTTAGTGCAAAGATATATAAAAAAATGTTAAAAAACAAAATGTATTTAGTTTTATTTTCTTTTCTTTATTTAATTTCTTTTCTAATATATTATTAAAAATTAAATAATATTTATATAATAAGAAAAATAATAATTTATTTATATAATATATTTGAAAATGAGTAGAAATAATAGAATTCAGCAACCTTATGGCTACAGAGAGCAGAATAGTTTAACAACTGAGTCAGCCATGATTTGTAACGCCATAACTGGTGGTTCTGCCTCAAGTAAGGAAATTATTGAAAAGATAAACTATATTCTTTACAACGGTTTTTTTGGGGTCAGTTATGACAAAGGTCTAGATTCTTATACTTTCACCAATTCCCTTGGAAACTTGATTGGTGCTGCAAAACTAGAGGATATTGTTGTTAACCAACTTATCCAAGAAATAGGCTATAATCAAGATGAAAAAAAGATTTTCATAAAGCTTGAAAACGATGAAACTATCGAAATACCGCTTGATACATTGGTTAACCAAGTTAATAGTTTAGTCGAAGATGAAGCCATTTTGAGGAAAGAAGAAGATGATAAAATTTGGGATGCAATTGGTGAAATTGGAACTAGTGGAAGTAGTATTGTTGAAATGATTGAAAACGAGATTTCAGCAAGAACTAAGGGTGATGAAGACCTTTGGGAGGCATTGAATCAAGAAGTTTCTGCAAGGACTGACGGAGATTCTGTTATTGATGAGAGACTTGAAGAAGAAGTTTCCGCAAGAACTGATGAAGACCAGAAGATTTGGGGCGCAATTGGTGAAATTGGAGTTAGTGGAAGTAGTATCATAGAGCTTATCAATAACGAAGTTTCTGCAAGGACTGATGAAGACCAGAAGATTTGGGGCGCAATTGGTGAAATTGGAGTTAGTGGCACGAGTATTGTTGAAATGATTGAAAACGAGATTTCAGCAAGAACTGATGAAGACCAGAAAATTTGGGATGCGTTAAGTGCGGAAACAGAAGCTCGTAAAAATGAGGATATTTTAAATACAAATAAAATTGAAGAAGAAGTTTCCGCAAGAACTGATGAAGACCAGAAGATTTGGGATGCAATTGGTGAAATTGGTGCTAGTGGAAGTAGTATCATAGAGCTTATCAATAACGAAGTTTCTGCAAGGACTGAGGGTGATGAAGACATTTTGGAGACATTGAATCAAGAAATTTCAGCTAGAACTGAAGGTGATGCTGCTATTAATGAAGAGCTTGACCAAGAGAAGCTTGACCGTTCAGCAGCAGATGGTGAGTTAGAAGGTAAGATTGATACAGAAAAGACTGAAAGAGAAGCTGCTGATAATGAACTTGACGGTAAGATTGCTGCCGAAAAGAATGCAAGACTTTATTGGGATAACCAACTTTCAGGTGATGTCAAGACAGAAAAAACTGAAAGAGAAGCAGAGGACAAAGCAATTTGGGCTGCATTAAGCGCAGAAACAGAGGCACGTGAAGTTGCTGACGAAGCATTATCAAGTTCAATCGAAGCTAACAAGGTATCTGTTATTAAGGTAGAAACCGCATTACCATCTAACGTAAAAGAAGCATATGAGCTTAAAAATACAAGCGGAGAGGTTCTTGGTGCTAGAATCAATATTTACAAGGATTCTTCATTGAAGGATGTTGAACTTACAGACCATGATGATAGCGGTCATACTGGACAGTTCTTGATGCTCACATACATTCTTGAGGACGGTACTGAGAAAGTAGAATATTTAGATGTATCACAGTTTTTGGTTGATGCAGAGTTTAAAGATGGGCTTGTAGTTAATAATGCGGGTGAAGTTAGAGTTAAGATTGACCCAGCAACAGAAACATATATATCAGTTTCACAAAACGGAGTTAAAGTTAGCGGCATTGATGCGATAGCACAAAATTTAGCCAATGAAATAGCAAACAGAGGAAATGCCGACACTCGCCTTGAAACGTTAATCACAACTGAATCAACAGCAAGGCTAAATGCTGATAACGATTTAAATAATGCCATTACTGCTGAAACAGCCGCAAGGGAATCTGCTGATAGCGAATTTAACGTTAAATTATCCAACGAAAAGGCAGAACGTGCCGAAAATGATAGAACCTTAAGTACTCTAATAAACACAGAGATAAACAATAGGACAAGTGCTGACCAAACCTTGAACAGAACTTTAACACAAGTTAGTACCGATTTAGCAAATGAAATTAGTAGTAGGTCTAGTGGCGATAGTAATCTGCAAGAACAAGTTAATGCGCTTAAAACGGCTGATACTGAAATAAAAAGCAATATCTCAAATGTTGAGGATAGCTTGGCAAACGAGATTAATAACAGAGCACAAGCCGAAGCTGATTTGCAGTTGCAGATTAACAAGAAAGCTAACTCAGTGGATGTATATTACAAAACTGAAGTTGATTCAACTTTTGCAACAAAATCTGAAATTCCTACTGATTTCTACAGCAAGGCAGAAGTTGATGAGAAGGATAATGCAATCAAGCAACAGTTAAATGCTGAAGCTGCTACAAGAGAGGCTGAAGATGTAAGATTGAACAACGCTATCACTGCTGAGACATCTTCAAGAGAGGCTGCTGATACTGCATTACAGAACAATATTGACGCTCTTGAAACTCAATTGAATAGCAAGTTGGTTGAAGTTAAAGCAAAGGATACATCTATTTCAGTTGACAACACAAATGCGACAAAGCCTGAGATTAAAGTTAATATCAGTACTGAAGTTGACCAAATTGTTAAGCTTAATGCAGACGGTATCTACGCTAAGTCAATACTTGACTATGACGAAGAACACAACATCTTGATTTACACAAATACAACTGGTACAACAACAATTGCCCTAAAGACTAAATCAGAAATTGATAGAATCTATTATGATAAACCAAATGAAAGGATTGTAATTGAGTACACAGTAAATGGTACAAGAAAGGAAGATGTATATGTTCCTGTACATGATTTGATTCAAGAATGGAGAACTGAGGATGGCAATATTGGCGCAATTGCATTGACCAAGGATGTAATTGTTCCAGATGCAGATGTGTTAAAGGCAAGACTTATCCTTAATACTGCTCACGGAGACAACGCAGCAATTATTGACGATAATTCGTTGTATGTATCAAAGAATGCAATTGTATCTGGAGTGACTGAAGAAATTAATGCTCTTAAAGCAAGAGTTGCAACACTTGAGGCAACGTTACGACTTGCAACGCAAGAGCATACAGCACAGTCGCAAAGGATTACTCAAGTAGAACAGAAAAATACAAGTCAAGATGACAAGATTGCCGAAATAAACAGTAAAAACCAAAGTCAAGATAAATCTATAGCAGATTTACTTAACTACATAAATGTTAATACTGAGCCTTAAATATAAAATATATGGAATATGGTATATAAGACATACATAAGTAAATTTACTACAATTGTTTCAAATTCTAAAATTAACACTGGACTGAATCCAGTATCAGAATTGGTCTATGGGCGTGATACAATCGTTTCTAGGGCATTGATTTATTTTGACCACAACAAAGTTAAAAAACTTATTGATGATGGAATTATGATTGATAAATCAAAAATGAAACATACGTTGCATATTACGAATGCTGGCTCTATTGATATGTCTCAGTTGCATCATTGTGAAACAAGTTCAATTAACGACAACAAAAAAATCCGTGCAGCATCTTTTGACATCATTTTTTTCCTTATTCCTAAACCTTGGGATAGGGGAAAGGGCTTTGATTATACAAAAACTCATTTCAATGTAGGTTATTATTCACCATCACCGATTGACCCGAAGAGGCTAGTTTCTGAAGATGGGTGCAATTGGTTTCAACGTCAAAATGGACTTAAGTGGGAAGATGAAGGCGTTTATACGAATGATAGACTATCACAAGAGTATGATAAATGGGCTGCTGGAGAAGAATCAATCATCATTGGTAGACAGCATTTTGATTACGGTAATGAAAATATAAATTTAGACATTACATCTGTGTTCAACAGGTTTATTGATGGTGAATTAGAAAATTATGGGATAGGAATAGCATATTCACCATTGCTTGAAGCGAGTGATAGCGAGTATGAAAATTATGTTGGTTGGCTTACAGATAAAACAAATACATTTTTTGAGCCATTTGTCGAAACAAGATACGATGACATTGTATCAGATGATAGGTCTAATTTTGTTCTTAATAAAAAAAATAGATTGTATCTATATTGTACAATAGGAGAACATCTTGAGGATTTGGATAAAGCACCAGTAGTTACGATAACTAATGGAGAAGATGAGGTTGTGAAAGGCAAGGATGGGATGCCAATGGAAGAGATTGAGGCTAAAAAATTCTCAAAGGGTATATACTATATTGATATAACCATCCCTAAAAGCCATTTTGAAGCCGATACAATGCTTTATGACACTTGGGATGGGATAATGTACCAAGGGGAGGAATTGGACGCTGTAGAACTTGATTTTACGCTTAAAGACACTCCAAACTATTTTAATATAGGAAATTCCCTAGAGTCAGACAATATCACTTATAACCCTTCGATTAATGGAATCAAAGAAAAGGAACAGATTAAAAGAGGGGATATTAGAAAACTTACCATCTACGGAAAACCATCTTATACCAATAATACTTATGAATTGCTTGATAGCATGGATATAAGGCTATATGTTAAGGATGGAACTAGAGAGATTGATGTAATAGAATGGGATAGAGTAAATAAGGCATTCACGAACAATTACTATGTGATAGATACCAACATATTAATACCTAACAGATATTATGTCGATGTAAGGATTAAATACGGCATGAACAGTATCATCCACCATGACGTGCTTAGTTTCGACATTGTGGACGATTTAAATAACAGATACGCATAATAAAAGGTGGGAATTACCCACCTTTTTTATTTATTTCTTCAAGCTGTTTAAAGAAATTTTCTTTTTCAATCTTTTTTTCTTTTCTTTGCTCTATGAAATTCCTAATTTTTTTACCTAGGTAAATAGGCATCACAATAGCCCCAACGCAAACGGCAATTAGGATGGCAATAGGCCATAATACACATACAAGTACAACAAGAAATGCCTTAAATAAAATAAACCCATCACCATCTATGTTTTCATCATAGAAAATGCCTAGCAAGAATAAAAGAATTAGTCCTAGGATTATACCGATGATAGTCCAAGTGGTTCCGAAAGCTGTTATTCCAAAAATCATATTAGAATGTATTAACGTTATGGCTATTTCGTTATTTTTTCAACAATAATACCTAAAACCTTATCACTGACCTCATTTGCCCAAAGAATTGTGCGAGTGGGGACTTCAGTACCGAACTCAATTCGTAAGTCTGCGTCAGATGCGTCAGAATAGTCACTGTTACTACATGTGATTGTAGCGTTGTCAACATAGCTGCCGCAAGCATAAACATCAATTTTCAGTTTCTTGATATACACTCTATTAACGAGACCGTCACGAGTGCAGTCAGAGCTGATTGCATCACTTTTGCTGTATTCATCACCATTGTTGTACACGGCATCGAAGATACAGCGAATCATTTCAAACCGTTTCATTTTTTATCGTTTTTTTTGTTTCGTGATGCAAAGGTACAAAAAATATTTGGTTTGACCAAAATTTTAGGTGATTTTTAACTTTTATTATACTTTTCAAAATATTTATTGTAAGTTATCAATAGTACTATGGACAACAAAACATTAAATAAAAATAAAAAATGAAGCGCATATTTCCGTTTTTAGGATTTATGCGCTTTTTTTTAAAACTAAAACTTTATGGGAAAAAAGAAAAATCTAAAAGGATTGGATGAATTAGAGATTGAATTCATCGAAAACAAGATGAAGGGAGACAGTGCTCTCAATTATCTTACATCGTGCGGAATGATAACGCAGTTAAAAGCTTTGAGTTTTAAGCTTGACATTAAGTGTAAAAATGAAAAGCAAAAAGATTTTCTTAATGTTTTGAAAAATAAAAAAAATCAAATTTGTTTTGGTATTGGTTCACCTGGAACGGGAAAATCATACATTTCTCTTTCGTTTGCGCTTAAAGAACTTAAAGAAGGGAGGTACAGCAACATCATTATGATTGTTCCTACAGCACCAGCAGGAGGTATTGACCTTAATTTAGGGTATTTGAAAGGAGATTTTGAAGATAAAACTAGACCATTTAAGGAGTGTGACGAGGAGACAATATCCAAAATACTTAAAAATAGCGGAAATGGAGACCCACAAATAATGGCTAAAAATTTGATAAATGGTGGTTATATCAAATATGAATTTATCAATTATGTATTGGGTAAAACGTTTGACGATTCATTAATACTTGTGAATGAAGCAGAACAATATACGAAGGAAAACATGAAACTGCTACTTACTAGACTAGGAGAAAACAGTAAAGTAATAATTACTGGAGATTGCGAACAAGTTAACAGACGTGACATCGTAAACAAAAAGTCTGAATGCGGACTTGAATATGCGGCAAACCATTTGAGAAGCCTAGACGAAGTTGGCGTTACTGAATTTAATAGGGAAGATATAGTAAGGAATCCTTTGATAACAAAAATTCTAGACAATTGGGATTAAAAATATATTTATTAATATAATAATAAACTATAAAATATAATTTTAAAATTATGATTAAATTAAACACAACAAGTACAAAACAGTATTATTTCATAAAAGATGGAGTAGTATTTGATATTGCATCATCGTATGATGGATTTGATAGGTGTGCAATAGAAATGGGGGGGGGGGTAAATGATGATTCCCTTCCATCAATTTATGTGGAGCAATATCGTGGTGATAATTTAATTTCCACAACATCTTATTATCTTGACACATTGATTAAAGATGGTGACACATATAAGAAAGAAAGTGGAGAATCAGAAAAACCAGTGTTTAAACACACAAAACATTCTGCTGAAAATCCAGATAGTGCAGAAGCAAGTGAAGAGTTTTATGATTATTTTATCGAATTATGCGAGGAAGAAATAGGAAAAACGATAATTAATAATCCATCTAGAGATTTTGAATATTTCAGTAGCAATTTAGATAAGTTAGGCGTACCTCTTTATGTTATAGAAGGAACTGGATACAATGTATACAATTCTAAAGGTAGTGCCACTAAAAAGGCTCAAATAACATTTGATGAAGAAGCGTATAAAGAATATAAGAAAAAAGGTGTTCTTGAGAAAGTATATGATTCAGCAAATAATGAGGCAAAGAAATATTCGTATAAAATAACCAATGATACAGAAATTAAAATCGAAGAAATAATTTAATTTATAATAAGGGTTGCTAGAACGCAACCCTTTTATTTTTGTATTTTTCCGTTTTTAAAAGATATTTATAGATTAAATAAATTGTTATGGAAATTAAACTTAGTAATCTTATGGTTCTAGAGAGACTTCTTCTAGAAATTAATGCGAGATTTAAATTTGATTTGGAATTCGGTGATGCCTATAAACTTTATGAGTTTTTAAGGTCAGTTGGTAAAATTACGAGTTATGCGTTTTTAATTCAAGATGAATATCATCAGAAATATCAAGATACTGAGAAACTTAAGGAGTATCATAAAATGGTGATGGATTCATTTGTGGAATTCAATTATGAAGAGGTTATTGACTTTATAGTTGATGTGAATGAGAAATTTAAAAATGAGGAATTTCAAAATATTATTTCAGAAATTAAGTTCTGGGATTAATCTTTTAAACTCATTAAATATTTATATATAAGAAAAATAACTAATTAAAATTAAAATATTAAGAAATTATGGCAGATAATGCAAGAGGAATACACGTTTCACCAGGTATTTATACTCGTGAGATTGACATGACTTACGCAGTACGTAGTCTCGGAATTACAACTCTTGGTCTTGCTGGTGAGACTTTAAGGGGCCCAGCATTCCAACCAATGGATATTTCCAACTGGCGTGAGTTCCAAGAAGTGTTTGGTGGAACTAGTACAGAGAAGTTTAAAGGAAGCCAATACCCTAAATATGAGTTGCCTTATATCGCTAAGTCTTATTTGAGCGAGTCAGAACAGCTTAAGGTTGTTCGTGTTCTTGGTATTAGCGGTTATAATGCAGGCCCAGCTTGGCTTGTAACTGCATCAGATGGAGAAGGTGGTAAAAAACAAGCTGTGGCTGTTATACGTTCAAGAGGTACTTATCATCCATACGACACTGGTAATACTAGCGGATGTACTTGCGAAACGACAAAATATGACACATTGAGATATTATGTTGGCGAGAAAACTGTTAGCGGTGCTACAGAATGTGATAAGAAAGGTTATAATATGAATGCACTCCAAATTAGGGAGTACATACCACTTTATAGCAACGGTAATGAATGTGATGGATATGGAATTAATGGCGGTACTGGTGTTTGGACCGTTTCACAAACTAATAAAGGAAGATTTAAATTTGTCGGTGTAAAGGGTGCTCATACTGATAGAGAAGTGAATACAATCATTCAAGAAAAAGATTTGACAAGAGGATATTTTGAATATGCGGTATCATTGAATCCTTATGACAAGGAGTACATACTCAACGTTCTAGGAACAAAGGCTTATGATGGTGATGCCCCTATATTTGTTGAAACATTGTATGATGTGGCACTTGAGCAAGGTATTGCGAACAATGATGTATCTGTTATTGACAGTGGGTTGACAGAGTTTCAAGTATATTATACAGCAGACTTTGACCACCATGAGCCAGTTTATGGAATTGTTGATAAACCACAGTCTTCATTAAATAGAAAATATGTTGGACGTAGGTATCTTGCTAGCAAATATGCCAAGGACGAAGGCATTAGGTGCGTGTGCTATGATTATGAGTTGGGAAGACCATACACTATGGCTGAAATTTCTAGCGGAGACCCAGATGCAACTGTAATCACCAAAAAACCAAGTAGCATTAAAGAAGCTGATGCAGCAGCATGGTCAGCTAAAACAGTCGCAGAGGTTGAAATGAAAGTTGGACAGATTTATACTGTTAAGCAGTACACAACTCAAGACGGTAAAAGACATTACTATTATGCTTATTACTCAAAGAAAAGCATAGACGAATTAAAAGAAAGGCAAAGTGGTGGTTCTGAATATGAATATGTCAACTATTATGGTAATTTGTTGAATGGAGGTACTAAAGGCAATGATGGAAAGGAGTCAACCCTTGTTTTAAACAATGCTGATGGACTTTACTATAGGATGAATGGCAATAATAGTGATGTAGCTTATGTTCAGCTTGATATGAATGATTACAAGTCAGCATACAGATATGCTTCAACTCCTTGGATTGTATCTAACTTGAAGGGTGACTTTGACCACATTGAAATGACTAAATTGTTCAGATTCCATACAATTTCTGATGGTAACAACTCAAACTATGAGGTTAAGGTTTCAATTGAAAACATTAGACCAGACGAAGGTACTTTTGATGTAATTGTACGTAGGATAGATGACCTTGACGAATCAATTATTCCACTTGAGAGGTTCGGAAGATGTACAATGACACCAGGTGATGCTAATTACATTGCATATAAGATTGGTTCATTTGACGGTGTGTATGAGTCCAAGTCTAAGTATATTACTGTTGAGGTAAATGAGACAACGGCAGCTAGAACTTCTGTTCCAGCAGGTTTCTTAGGTTATCCAATACCAATGTATAATGGCTTACCAATTAGCGGCAATGCAAATTCAAGCGTTACATTCCCAGCAATCAAGTATAACAGATATTTTGATGAGGACATTAAGAACAGAAAGCAGTATTTTGGTCTTTCTTCATGGATTGGTGTCGATATTGATAACTTCACATTCAAGGGAACAAAAGCTTACATTAATGACCCAAGTTTCTTGTCGCACGGTTTCCATCTTGATTCAAGACTTGATAGGGAATATGGCGCATCAGCAACAACAGTTACAGTCGATGGAGAAGAGGGGTATGTATTTGATTGTGTATCAACAAATTCTAGGACACAAGTTCTTGACCAACCACCAGTGATTGGTAAAGAAGATGAAATGTATGGTTCTATTTATGAATATGTTAACCTCCGTAAGTTCACTGTGTTCTTCTATGGTGGCTTTGATGGATGGGACGATTATAGAGACCAAAGAACAAATACTGATAATTTCAAAATGTCTCAGTATAGAGGGTTCATTAACCAAGGAAGCGGAGAAGGATATTCATTCAATAAGATTGCAAACCCAGATTTGATTGGGTTAAATCAGAATGGTATTACCTCTGACTGGTATGCTTATCTTGCTGCTATTCGTCAGTTCAGTAATCCAGAAGCAACAGATATTAACGTATTCGCTACTCCAGGTATTGACTACGTAAATCAGAAACTTCTTGTTGAAGAGGCAATCGAAATGATTGAGGAAGAAAGAGCAGATAGTATCTATGTCATTACAACTCCAGATAAGCCAAGCGGCGCTGGTGATTACGTTGATGAAATGTACACCCCAGACGAGGCTGTATATAACTTGGAGGACACGGAGATTGATTCTAACTACTCATGTACATATTATCCTTGGGTTAAATACTTAGATGTCGATAATAATCAGTACATTTATTTGCCAGCAACGAAGGATGTTGTACGTAACTTCGCACAAACAGATAATCAAGCATATCCTTGGTTCGCACCAGCAGGTATTGAACGTGGTAATGTTGATTGTGTAAGAGCACACTTTATTACAAAACTCGGTGACGAAGATGTATTGTACGAAGGCAGAATTAACCCAGTCAAGACATTCGCTCAAGATGGTCCTAAGATTTGGGGACAGAAGAACTTGCAGATTAATGAATCACAACTTAATCGTATCGCAGTTCGTAGATTGTTATTGAGAATGAGAAAACTTATTGCAATCTCTTGTATTGGTTTAATCTTTGAACCAAACGATGCAACAACGAAACAGTCATTCATTTCTACTGTAACTCCAATTATGGATAGCATCAGAAGCAACAGAGGTATTTCTGATTACAGAATTGAGGTCAATGATACAATAGAGTCAAGGGAAAGAAGAGAACTTCCAGTTAAGATTTACTTCAAACCTTATAATGCTCTTGAGTACATAACAATTGACTTTATTTTATCCCCAGAGGGGGTGAATTTTGAGGACATCTAATTGATAATCAGATAGTTACATAACTCTTAAATAAAAATGGGAGGAAAATTTGATTTTCTCCCATTTTTTATATATCTTTGCAAAAAAATACATAAAAGTGGTGTTATTTTTTACGATATATTAATATTTATAGTAAAGGATATATTAATATGAGAAGATTAAAACAAGAAGACTTTATTACACGCCTTAAAGAAATTCATGGAGATTCATATGATTATTCAGAAGTAAAATATGTTAATGCAAAAACAAAGGTTAGGTTGTTTTGCAAAAAACATAATATATGGTTTGAAATAACCCCAGATAGCTTATTGTCGAAAAAATGTGGTTGTCCAATTTGCCGTTATGAAAAGTCTGCTGAAAAAATGAAGACACCAGTTGAAGAGTTCATTAAAAGAGCTAACGAAGTTCACAATGGAAAGTATGACTATTCAAAGGTTGAGTATGTGAATAATAGAACGAAAGTATGTATAATATGCAAAGAGCATGGTGAGTTTTGGCAGACTCCTGATAAACATATATTAAGAGGTCAAGGATGCCCATACTGTAGTGGGAATGCAAAGAGGACAACTGAATCGTTTGTTAATGATGCAAAAAAAGTTCACAATGACAAATATGACTATTCAAAGGTTATATATAGTGGTATACATAATCCAGTATGTATTGTTTGTCCAATACACGGTGAGTTCTATCAAGCCCCAAATGACCATCTTCGTGGTCAAGGATGTCCGCACTGTAAACAGAGTAAAATAGAGAAAATAGTGTTCAACACACTTACTGAGGGTAATATTACATTCGAGACTCAATATAAATATGATGATGAAAATCAAAAAAATAGATTGGATTTTTATTTACCAAAATACAACATAGCAATAGAATGCCAAGGAGAACAGCATTTTAAACCTGTTGATTTTGCGAACAAGGGTGATGAATGGGCTAATGAGTTGTTTGAGAAAAACTTAGTTAGAGATAAATACAAACGTGTGTTATGTGAAAATAAAGGTATTAAGTTGTTATACTATGTCCCAAAAAAGAACACTGTACCTGGTTATAAATCAAATAAAAAATTTAATGGACTGTATACAAATGACAATGTTTGTAATAATATAGAACAGTTAAAAAATAAAATAGAGGGAGTTTCATTTGATGATATTTAATCAAATAATATAATTAAAAAAAGTGGAGAGTATTGGTTGCTCTCCACTTTTTTTATGTCAATGATATTTATATACAAATAAACGTTTATTAATTATGGAAAAAAATTTTAAAACAGTTTTAAATGAATTGAAAAGTCTAAAAGCGCAGCTTACAGAAGACTATATATTTAATGGGGAAGATGGTGTTATGGACGATGGAATGGGTCAAGGAATGGGCATGGAGCAACAGCCAGACCCACAGATGGTTCAGCAACAACCGCAGCAAATGATGGGTCAAGGAGATTCTGAGGAAGAAATCGCAATGCATGCTCAAGAGGTTATCCAACATGAGCCAATTATAGGTAAGATTAGAGAAACCGCAATTGAAGGATTAAAGAAGTATGCAGACCACCCTACATCAAGTTTATATGAGTTTTTCAAGAAAGTCTTCTTAGAAAGCGACAAAGTGTTAACCGACACTGGAAATAAAAAATAAGGTACTGACATTAATCAGTACCTTTTTATATTAAAAAGCAGCATATCGCCCATGTTACCCAAATTTGGATTATATGTATTGTTTGGTCAATTGTGAGGCTTATCTTTAATTGATTACATTTGAGGTCATCCACATACATATGAATAAACATATTGCAGCATATTATTATACCTAGTATGTTTGGGCTAATGTTTAAAAACCAAAGCGGAATAGAGATAATTATTGACCAAGACAGAGAATGAATCGTCAATGCAGTCATGTAGTCATACTCGTACATATTTTTGTAGCCTTTTTGCTTCAGCCACCAATTTTTCTGCTTCATACTAGCTAATATTCCTTGCAAATGGAAATCATCTATGATGTGAAGCAATATCATTAAAAAAAGTATTTTTAGTTCCATAAAATAAAAATTAATTATTCAATAATATTGCAAATATATATTTTTTTCTGAAAATAAACAATTTTTTAAGTTAAAAAAAATATAATATGTTATATTTATATTAAAATAAAATGAATAATAATAATCTAGATTAAAAAAATATTTTAAAATGAGTGATTTACTTTTGAAAATGCCGCTCAATTACGAACCTCTCAGGAAAAATAGATGGCTATTAAGATTCCCAGCCGATTTAGGTATCCAAGAGTGGTGGTGTCAGAGCGCAAAGCGTCCATCAATTAAACAAGAGGGTAAAGCGATACCTTTCTTGAACACAGAAACATATGTTGTAGGACGTTATACTTGGGATGAGATTCAAGTAACATTGAGAGACCCAATTGGTCCTTCTGCTTCGCAAGCTGTAATGGAATGGGTACGTCTTCACTCTGAGTCCATTACTGGTCGTCAAGGTTATGCAGCTGGCTATAAACGTGATGTTGAGCTTGAAATGCTTGACCCAACAGGTGTAGTTGTATCTAAATGGATTCTAAAGAACACAATGTGTACAGTAGCAGATTTCGGTGATTTGGATTACAGCCAAGATGACCTCGCAACCATCAGCCTGACCCTGAGATTTGACTACGCTATACTCGCGTACTAATTGTCTGAAAATCAGCAAGTTACAGCGTTTCGTTAAAACATTATTGAATGAGCAAATAAAACAAAAAATAGGATTCTAATGTTAGAATCCTATTTTTTTATCAGTTTTCTTATTACCATTATCTTCTGTGTGATATATTTGTGCTAACGTCATTTCTTGCGTTGCGTTTGGTATAAATGCTTTCACTTTGTCTATAGACAGTTTTTTGAATTCATATATGAGAGATAGTCTACCCTCACGCAGTACTGCTGGGTCTATTTTTGATTTATGACAATTAAACGTGCAGATAAATTTAATTCCAAATGCTTCGCCTATAATGCCATCTGTTAGGTTAAGCATTGAGTTAAGGAATTTATTGCCGTTACTTCTATTCACAAATAGTTTTTCGCAGTCTTCGATGATGAATACGTGTTGTTTATGTTCGCTCAAGAAATCGAACATTTTGCCATCGCTAGTTGGCTTAAACAATTCTGAATCAAAATACAGAAATTCCACATCAGGATTGTCATGTATCAATTTTTTGATTATAGAGGTTTTTCCCGTTCCTGGTTCTCCATGCAGCAGTATAAGTTCCTCTTCGTCAGAATTAATCAGTTCAGTTAACTTATCGTATGGTAAATCATCATTATAGTTCTTTTTCAAGTCGCAGTCAAAAGGTTTAACCTCTATGCTTGACTTATGAATACCATAACTTCCATCTGTACACACGGTAAGGTTTTTCTGTATGTTTTTTGTAGGGATTTCAATTAATGAATGATTAATGAGTTTTTCAAGTTCAGTTTTGTCTTGCTCCCTAAATAACCAAGTTTCAATTGTATATATTTTTGCCGCATTTCCATCTTCTGAACTTCTTCCATACATTTGAATTAGTCCATAGTCTGTAAAGACATAGGCAGTTCCGTCAAAGAAAACGAAATTACCGATTGAGCGTATTGTGTCAATGTATGAATACTCTTTTTTCGTATACTCTCCAAAATCTTTTAACTTAAGGGATTTTGATAGTTCTTTTCCGTTTATTGTAGAATCGGTGAGCAAGACCCTATCTTCCTTTTCATAATACTTACCATAATATCTATAATTGAGACAATTACCATATATGTGCATGATAAGTGTCTCAATATTGGCGAAGCCGTGTTCCATTTCGGTGACATTCATTTGGGCTTCTTGCGTCTTTAGATATTTACAGTAGTTTTCATAATATTTTTTGTAATTATTAAACATACTTATAAATTTTAGTTTATGCAAAGATACTAAAAAAAAATTAATTAGCCAAATGTATTTTATTTTTTTAACTTTTTTTTATTTTTTATAAAAAGTGATATGAAAGTAGCATTATGTTGTATAGGTAGGTTAGAAAACAGATACATTAAAGAATATGTTGATTTCTATCTAGGTATCGGAGTAGATAAAATATTTTTATACGATAATAACTATGATGGGGAAGAATATTTTGAAGATGTAATTAATGAATACATTTCAAATGGTTCTGTAGAAATAGTCAATTTTAGGAACCAGTCTTATTGTCAGTTGAAGGCTTATCAAGATTGCTATGATAAGCATAGTTCTGAATATGATTGGTTTTGTTTTTTTGATGTTGACGAATTTATTGCATTTCAAAATGTCAAAACGATAAAAGAATGGCTATCGTTGCCGATATATAGTGATTATGATATGATTCATATTAATTTTTTAACTTTTAATGATAACAACCTAATTAAATATGAAAACAAACCAGTATTAGAAAGGTTTACTAATGTGGTTAAGCCGTTGAATTTTTCTAAAAGAAATGGTATCATAGAAAATAATCATATTAAATCCGTTATAAAGGGGAACATTCATGTTGAGTGGAAAGAAACACCACATACACCTTCTAATGAAATAAACTGCTGTGATGCTACTGGAAAAAAATGTGATTCTAGGAAACCATTTATTCCTTTTATTTATTCGAATGTTTTGTTAAGGCATTTTCCCACTAAAACGATTGAAGAATACCGAGATATTAAGGTTAAAAGAGGGTATCCTGATGGGAATAAAAATTTTTTTAAAGAGAATGATTGGGTTAATGAATTTTTTTTGTATAATGAAAGAACAAAAGAAAAGATGGATTTTTTAGGTTCTAAAGAAAAAAATGATGTTGACATATTTATATGCACCCATAAAGATTTTAACAATATTCTTAAAAACAAAACGTATAAAATAATTAACTCAAATGATATTAATGGTGATATTGCCCATAATGGGTTAAAGGGAAGCTTTTATTCAGAGATAATGAGTTATTTTCATATAAAAGATAATATTGAGTTGAAAAAATATGTTGGGGTATGTTCGTATAGGAAATATTTTGAGTTTATGGATGATATACCTAATATGGATGAGATATTTAAACAGTGGGATGCTATCGCATGTGAGCCAATTACATTCAAAGGAACTGTTAGATGGCAGTATACTTTATGTCATAATGTAGAAGATTTGGATATTGTTGAAGAGATAATTAGAAAAAAATTTCCAACGTATTTGGACGCATTTGAAAGTGTTATGAATGCATCAATGATGTTTCCTTGTAATATGGTGATAATGAAAAAAGAAGATTTTGAAGAATACGTTGATTTTATAAGAAATGTTTTGGATGAATATATCAAATATGTGGGTGTTGACATAGAGAAAAGAATAGAAAATAATAAAGAAAAATATCTTAAAAATTTTAGCCCCAATAACGAAGTTTGGTATCAATACAGAATTGGCGGTTATTTGGCTGAAAGATTGACTAACGTTTTTTTATTTAAACGTTTTAAAAAAATAAAAACGTATAAGATGGTAATAACAGAACAAAAATATAATAAAAATGAGTAATAATACGCAATCAAAAGATAGTAGTTATTTGAAAAACCTTTTGAATATGAGAATTAATGAGTATAAGATGCTCAATGCAACATTATGTGAAATGATTGAAAGGAATTCTTCAAAGCAAGTTATTGATTCCATGAAATCAGAATTGGGCTGTATTATGTCTGAAATAGAAAACATTAACAAGGATTTGGAGAAGATTAAAAACGGAGAGAAAGAGGTTACTTACACTTATTACGATAAAAACGTGGAAGAGAAGAAAAACAAGGGGTTCTATGATTCAATCGTAAAAAAGAACAAGGCAGTACAGTTTAAGGAAGCTGAAGGCATCAAAAATGGTGAGGCCCCAACAAAGTACAATTACGAAAACATCTATAAGAAAGTTGAAACTAAGTACAATAACAATTTTAAGGCAAATCAAGATGATTTGACTAAGGAATTTGTTGAGGATTTGAGAAACACCGTTGATTCTAGATTGCAGAGCAATAGGTTTTTGGTTAATTTGAAAGAACCGTTAAGTATCCCAGAGATAATGGTTAAATCGGTATCATTTGACCCAAGAGAACATAGGGTTTATGTGTGCATATATGATTTTGTTACCGATTTTGGAGGTGCTAGATACCCGATTTTACAAGTATTGAAGTATGCACCAAATACATTTAGTTTCAAGGTAGAGCATTTGGATGCAAATGGAAAAGTAGTATATACTGAGAGATATTCTAGGTGTCATATAACTGAGGTATACAGAGACCCAATTGATTATTCTAATGATGATTTTTCAAAGATACAAATATTTATCGGTTATCAGAATGTAGAATATGAAACAAGTAAGTAATAAAAAAAATATTACAAAACCAAAAAAAACAGTTAGAAAACGTACAGTCTCTAAGGTAAGGAAAACCACTAGGAAGACTGTACGTGTTCACCCTAAATTCGGAACATCCAAGTTAGAGGAAGATTTCGCTAGAGATTTTCTAGATAAACTTAAAGTGAGGTATGTTTATCAGTTTGAAGCAAAGGATATTGGTAGATTCTATGATTTTTATCTTCCAGATGTTAATTTAATTATTGAAATTGATGGGTCATATTTCCATAGTGACCCTAGGTTGGTTAAGGAAGAGAATATGAATCCTATGCAAAAACGTAACAAAAGGGTTGATGAATACAAAGATAGATGGGCATTAATACATGGTATACCGCTCATAAGATTCTGGGAGAAAGACATTCGTGAAAACCCTAAGATGATTATGGATGAGTTAAAAAAAAGATTATATTTGGAAACCGAGAAAAAGTCTTTGACTGAAAAGAAAAATAAAAGACATATAAATAAAATCAAATAAAATATATTTATTGTGGAAGTTACGTTATATATGCCTTATTATGATTACAATGACAGTGCTTTTGATGTAAACAGTGATTACTATGGTGACGAAGAATACATTAAGGCGGTATCTAGTGAGTATAATAAAAACAAAGACATTGTTTACAATTCAATGATGAACTATAATAATGGCACTGGAAGCCTCATAGGTGGAGATGGGCAAACTTACAAGTTTGGTTCTGATACGTCTCAGAAAGAGGATAAAATAGCCTATTCAAGTTGTAAAGGAATAGTGTATGATGAAAATGGGAATGATGATAATGTTGACAATTTAATCACGCATTTTGTAGACCAGAAACCATTTATAGAAATGTTTGAGTTTGATGACACTAGTAGTGAAGAAGAATTCATTTCGGAAATCTCATTGTGGGTCAAGGAGCATAATGCGATTAACAAATATAAAGATTTTAAAGGTGAAGAATGGGCTTGGATAAAAGAGCCTAAAAGGAACGTTAAAATGCATTTTATTAATAAGGCTGGTGAAGATTTATATGCAATTCTTGAAAACTGTAAAATCATGGATATAGTTGACGATAATTCAATGATTGTTTTTATTGAAAAATTAAGATTAATAGATAATTTATAAATTATGGCAAAAAAGAAATTAACTGAAGAGCAAGAAAATGAGATTAGAACTCTTTTAGAAAACAACAAAATGCTAGAGAAAACAAAGAAGGAGGCTGCTGACAGGGGAAAAACTCAGTCAGTAAAGCAGATTGAGAGAGCGCAGCAAGAGGTCATCGACCATATTAACAGCATTGACCCATCTGTGCTTGGAACTAATAATCCCAAGAAAACATCTTTGTCTTCAAAAAAGCAAGCAGCACAAAAAAATCTTTTCCAAGATACTGATATGTCAATTTTTGATATGTTGGAGGATAATGAGAAAGCAAGACAAGAAGAGAAGGAACTTATAACTGCCGAATCTCAAGATAATGTTGCTGAAGAATATGATATGACACCTAGTGACACCACTATTGCCAATGAGTCTACTTTTAGTGATTCAGACACAATGTTGCAATACGATGTAATACAGTTGCCAAGTAACGGTCAATGTTATAGGAGTAAGGTTGATAGAGTTCCAGTTGCTTATTTAACGGCATATGACGAAAATATTATTACTTCACCTAATCTATATAAAGATGGGCTTGTAATTGACTATTTGCTTAAAAATAAAATTGTTAATAGTGATATTAATGTTGAAGACCTTGTTAGCGGTGATGCTGATGCAATTACATTGTTTTTAAGGGCAACTAGTTATGGACCAGATTTTCCAATTGTGGTGCGTGACCCAGAAACTGGTGAACAGATTGAGACAACAGTTGACCTTACAACACTTAAACCAAAAGAGTTCAAGTTAGTTGGCGATGAAAACGGACATTTCGAGTTTGTAACCCCTTTAAAAAAAGATAGAATTAAATTCCGTTATTTAACAAGGAAGCAAGAGAGACAACTTAGGCAAGTAACTGAACTTGAAGGCTATGGAACTAAGGCTCATATGCTAGATAGGGAAAGGGAAGCATTGTCTGCCGCAATTATGAATGACAAATATATTACGGATGCTGAGAAAAAGTCTATTAGGGCTGCAATTAAAACAATGGAGTCTTGGAGTAAAAGACTGTTGAGTGCCAATTCGTCAGAGTTTACAAAGATTATGACTAATAATATGCAATTACAGATTGTTGCCGTTAATGATAATTATGATAGGGATTATATTAGAAAATATATTAATCAAATGCCAGCAAGAGATTCATTAATGCTTAGAAAATATATTAATGACAATGCTCCAGGTATAGATTTCAACATAACGGTAGAAAGGCCAGAGAGTCTCGGAGGTGGCTCATTTAACACCTTTCTTAACTGGGACGATTCTGTTTTCCTCAATATCTCCGATGTATGAACAAAATCTTAAGGATGAACTTTTTGCTTGTCACACCTATATGAAAATTCCATTTGATGCGCTTGATAAAATGCCAATACGAGATAGGAAATACTATATACATAAGTATAACGAGTATATGGAGCAAAGAAATGCTGCAATGGAAGGGAATTCTTCAAGTTCATCTTCTGATATAGGAAAATATACTAGTATGAGCCAAGGACTTAATGGCGATGATATTGCTGAAGAAATGGGGCTAATATAATATAAAGGGTAGGGTATTTCCTACCCTTTTAATATTTATATATATATAAAAAGTTAAAATAGATGGACAAGACATTTAAGCCAACTGTTGAATGGATGGCACAAAAATATCAAGAAATGAACGAGCAGTTATTCAATGGCGTATTGGGTGATTGTAACTTTAATATTTTCACTACTGGTCGTGGCTCTCAAGGCGGTACTCTTGGGTGGTTTAAAATCGGTGCTAGAGGCATTAGAGTTGACAGATATAGTAGGAGGATGTTTAAGAAAATTGGTTGGGATAAGGAGTACATAGACAAGCATAATTTTGTTAATCTATGTTGGCCAACAATAGAACTAAACGGTAATTATAGCGGAACTGAACACGGTTTTCTTGCCACATTGGTACATGAAATGTGCCATTATTACACATATATGAATGGCTATTGCCCAAAACAAGGTCACGGCATAGAGTTTAAAGAAATCGGTTCGATTGTCTCTAGTCGCTCTAACGGTTTATTCACGATACAAAGGCTAGCAACAGCAGAAGAAATGAGCGAGCTTGAGTTGAATGATGAAATGAAGGCTAAACGTGCAAATAGGCTTGCAAATAAGAAAGCATCCGTAACTGCCGTTATTGTATTTACTCAAGGAGGAAAAGTTAAACTTACAATGACATCTAACAAGAATCTAGTTAATCTTATCACTAAAACTGAGGAGGACGGAAGAAATGAAAAGGTGGTTTCAACAAATGATGCAAATATAATAGACTATCTTTTCAGTAAAGGCTATAGAAAAAATATGCGTACTTGGAGGTATTGGAGTCTTGAAGATAAACCTTGGATTAATGAACTTAAAAACATGTTACTAGAGGCAAGTGGTGAAATGCTTGGCGTTAGAAGACAACAGTCTCAACCACAGCAGCAAGTTCAGCCCCAACAGAAAGAGCCTAGGAGGATATTCTCAATAAAAACTAGTACAGGGTCTTTTGAACATGATGGAAGCGTATATAATTCATTATTTAAGGCATTGAGAGAAAGATTCCCTAAAATGAGTGATGATACAATAAAGAAAATAATGAACAATCCAAACAATTACAGAATGGAAGAGAGCAGAAAAACGGCAAAATCAATCATCAGAGAGGTCATTGATGAGTTAATGAACAATGAATTTAGAGGTGCTGACAATGATACGGTTGAGATAACACCAGATATGAATCTAGGGAAGTTTTCACCGTTAGAGGCAGAGTAAAATAAAAATGGAGGATAGATGTGTTTCTACCTCCATTTTTCATTAATTTTTATTTACAATACTCTTATAGAATTCTACTCTCTGTTTGCATATTTCAGCGAGAGAATATCTATCTTTTACAAAATTATATAGATTATCTTGAAGCCTCTTTAGCATATCTGCATCGTTTGCTAATTTGTTGATGTATTTAGCCCATTGTTTATGGTTTTTAGATGAGTCTACAAGTAGCGCAGTACCTTCCTCATTAATTTTACCTCCCTTTTCAATCATTGGAACTAGGTTTATTGTATAAGCGCCAAAATTCTGACCAATGAATGCCGTATGGGTAAAGCCACACTCTATTTCCTTAAGTTCAGATTTAACCATATTAAACTCGTTTTCTTTCAATGGAGCAATAAGGACATCTACATTCTGATAATGTGTTGCATAATTACTGATATGTCTAGTCCACATTCTTCTATATGGTTCGTTAGTGAATGGGTCATCAACACCAGCAGCATATTTCATTAAGAACTCTTTGTGCTCTGGAGAAATTGTTTTATAATTATCTGTAAAAATTTTTTCATAGTCACACCATACACTTTCTTGTGGAAGAATAGGTTTAGTCTCTGCCTCTCCGTTCTCTTTGTAGATAGTTCTAGTTCCTCTCGTATCAAATCCACATAGAACAAATTGCACTTTATCTTTGTCCACTTGTTTGGCTATACCATTTAATAGCTCCAAATCTTTTAAATGTGAAGAGCCACAAATTATCCCTACTCTTAATTTGTCCGTTCTTGGGTTCTTAGGGACAGAATACTGTTTTTCTTCAGGATTTATTGCATTTGGAAACACTTTGACATTTTTGTTATGCTGTTTTAGAATATTAGCAAAAATAGGGGTTGTGGTTGTTACATAGTCAGCCTTTTTAAGGTGATTTATAATTGGCTCATGCCATCTTTCTTTCCTAGCAGTAATTGACATAGGGTGGTCATTACCTAGTTTATAATGGTCATCTACGTCAATAATCACTGGAATTCCTAGGAATTTAATCATGTCAATAATCTTGCATTGTTTGTCCAATTGCTTATGAATATGTATTAAATCGTATTGCTTCAAAAATGTTTCTAGGTCTCCATTTGGCATATTATACACAATGTCAACGTCAAATTCATCACCATAATGTTCTGCAATGTATACATGTGGGTCAACTGAACGAAATTTTCCAACGCCTGTGCGGTCGCTAGGTATCACTAACATTTTAATTTTTTTATCCATATTTTTTATTAAAAAATAAAGTTAAGAAGCAATATTATCAATAGATAAAAATAAAAAAGGCATTATTGTAATGCCTTTTTGTGATTATTTTCAATTATCATTTGTTCCATAAGACAATTATATATTTTGAAAGATTTAATATGCCCGATAAATGACCCAGCGAAATATTTTTCAATTGGATATATCCTTGTTGGATTTAGCATATAGTTATATTGTATTGTTTCTGCCAATCCTTGAGTTCCACCACCTATTGAAATGTTATATGGAACACCTTCTTGTTTTTCGTATAAATCATTCAGTTCTCTAAGCTCTATTCTAGGTAATTCTTTTGATATGTATTTAAGTTTTCCGTTGATGTAGAACATAAATTTCATTTTGTCACCACCTATAAATGTTATTCTAATATTGATAGTGACCCATTCGCATTCTGGTATTACGTTTTCTGATGAATAGCCTTCTACTATAGATGTTTTGTCTCTTCCTTCTTTTTCACAGTCAAGTGTAAGAAGTCTGTAGCCAATTTCCCCTTTATCCGTGATTCTAAAGGCTAAAGCGTTGTTGTATAAGTCTTTGTATGGATTGTAATAGTTAGCGTCTTTATCCCTCAATGTGTCAATTGTGCTTACAGTGTATCCAGTTTTAGTACGATTCATTAAAATGAATAAATTTCCTTTGAAATTGTTTTTTCTACCGTAGTACATGTATTGTGTTCCTTCAACCCAGTTTCTAATTGTTTTACCTGATTTAGTTCTATCAAACATTAAGTATTTGTTATCAGTGTAAAAATAATACCAATTTGCTTCTGCTAAGTTAAAGCCATTATCTGTGTAATATTGGAAATCTGTAATATCAAGTTCTGGTTCAACGTAATATAGACAATCCTCTAAATCTCCTAAACCATCCCATCCACCAATATAGTCATCTTCACCGAATGCCAAACCTCCGCTTAAAATTTCATCGTCTTTTTCTTGGGTTTCGATTTTTTCTTTTTTATATCTAATAGGGCATCCACACCCAACAAAAAATGGTTTTAAAACATATTTTTCTTCTTTAGGGATATTGCAGCACCAAGAAGACATATTGATGTGATTTTCGTTTTCATCAATTATTTTTGGTTTTTCTACTGGTTGCACTTCAACATAATCAAACATTTCATTCCAATCACAATAATCTTTGGCATATAAGTCTTCGTCATAATAGTTGAAATTTGTGTAATCGTCAATATCTAATGGAGGGTCTTCATAAAATTCTAGGTCTAAATCATAAAAGTTACCAATAATGTGGTCTTTTTTATCAATTTCACCACCTTCTACGAAATCATCCATTCCTAACTGGTAGCAATCTTCTAACCCGTCAATATCATCTTTATCATAAAGATATATCCATTTGTTCTCTGACCTAGTTCCAATATAGAAGAATATACCTTTGTTGTCTGGATATTTATCATTTAATGTTTTATTTGATTCTGGTTCTATATCACATTTTTTCAATGTGAATTCAATGTTATAAGTTTCGCCATCGTCAAAATGTGTTGGTAATACTTGATATTTATCACATTCTGTTTTGAAGAAACCTTGATAGAAACCGCCATTAAATGTTACATATTCATCGTTGCAATGCAAAGGATAGTTATATTGAAGCGTGCTTCCGCTTACGGCATGTAATTTAAGGCTTGTATCGTTTTCTTCGATTTTCAGTTTATTTGTTTGAAATATATCTAGAAAGTCTTTGTTAGTGATTCTATCTTTTCTAAATGTGAAAAGACCATTGTCTACTCCAGTGTATGTAATGTTATATAATGTATACCCAACGGATATTGCATCTTCCCAAGTATATTTGCTATTGCTTTGAAGCCATCCACTATCGCAGTCAGCATCAGCCAAGTTAATGTAAGAAATAATGCAGTCATCAGAATTGTTTTTAAAATGCCCATAGGTATCTTTATTAACAAAGAAATCCCAATATTCATCTTTGTTAATTCTTAGTTTTAGATTATGATAATTATTTACCTTTAAATTTGCCATAGTAATGCATTATTTTACTATCTTATAAATATTTATAAATAATTAAATATTAATGTATGAAAATAATAAATTTGAATGAATCACAGTTTGGTAGGATATTTGAAGGAGTTACAGACGGAGATTTCGGGAAGAGTTCAGTTCCAGAATACCAAGATTTGTCTAAAGTAACAAACCAATCGAAAATCATTGACCAAGATGGGGATGAAATTAATTCAAACCCTATAACAACAGATAAATTTGCTAGCCAGCAAACTCCTCAACAATGGGGAAGTGTTGGCGGTAGGAAATCATCTAATACAATTTAATTGAAATGGCTATAATATTTGAAGACTCAGCAAAAGTAACAAAAAAACAAATACCAATTCCGCAGAATGCCAAGAATGTGTTCAAAGCAATGAAAAAGATATATGAACCATACTTGGATAAGAATATTCCTGGAAGTAAAATTCTGAAGTCTTTGGGTAGTGATAAAAAATACAACAAAAAAGGTTCTAATGCTAATTCAAACGGCAAAGAGATTAAACAAGATTCTGTTAATGTCAATGATGCAAAAGTCAGATTGCACAGAATGAATAAATTACCTAAAAACAGCATTCAGTATCAATTAAACGGTGGGGAATTGGCTGCTAACTTATACAGAAAGGGCATTGAACGTGCAAGAGGTACTAAAGAGGTGGAGGCAGTTAAACCGCCAAAGCCAACGTCAAACGTTAGTCTAAAGCCTAGCGAGATAAAACAAGAAACCGTTAAGACTCCAAGTGGTAAAATTACATATACTGTTACTGCTGAAAATAGGATAATTAGAGAATCATTTGATGAGGAACATCCATTTTTTGAATATTTAAATGATTATGACGCAAATTATGTATTTGACGAGTTTTTATCAAACCCTAATGGAAAACAGAGCTGGGGGGTGCTAATTAACCCAAATATGTATGCAAAAGCATTGAGAGAGTTTACACAATATGGCAGATTGGTTAAATTTCCACCTAGATATGTTTATCAATGGGTAGGAATTATAATGAAAAATACTGCAATACTAAAAGCAAATACAGATATAGCAGGACATAGCCAATGGTTTCCTTACGAGGAGTTTGAGGATTTCATTAATTCTTATTTCAAAAATAATAGGGAGATAGAAATTAATGGGGATGATGTTAAAATAGAGTTATCTCCAGAAGATGTTGTAAAACTTTGCCAAGAAGATTTTTCTACGTTAAACGAGGCGGTTGACAAGTATGGACAAACATATTTTCCTTGGATTAGTCAAAGTGATGCAGATAGGATGGCTGCTAGGCAAGATTTGGAAATGGAGAAAGCTAAATTCGCTCAAAAGTATGGCGATATTGGAGAATATATAGCGGATTTCAATGAAAATCATAAATATGGTGGTGAAATAGAGGTAGACAATAGCACTAACAAATTATATTGGGTGGTAGGTTGTTCAGCTTTTTTGGATTTAATTGGATTTTTTGAATGGATGCAAATGCCAGATGGAAGTGACGCTTTTTCTGATTTTGGCATAGAACCATTAGAAAAAATACTTTCAGAGTATGATGAAAATTTACCCCCAGAAAAAGTATTAGTAATTGTAAATAAGGCACTTGATGTCTATCATCAAAGAGGCGATATGGCTTCTATATTTGTTACTAGAGGAAGTAGTGCTTTGAACAGAATAGCAGAACATAAGAAAAGAAATCCTAGAAAAATATATATAACTGAAAAACAAATGATTAGAAATGGCAAATACGTTAAATAATACATTAAATAAAGTTGGCGATGCAATAGAGGCTGTTTTTGGAACGAAAAAAACAGCACCATCAGTTGACCCAAATCGTGTATATACTGGACAAACTTGCCTTGAGCGTTTTGGAATTGAGGCTAGGACAGAACATTTGTTCAGAAATGAATGGAAAAGAGATTTGCAATACACAAAGACTCTTGTAGATGCTGAATACCTCATACAGACAGAGTTTAAGGTTTCGTCTTATGAAGATAGATTAAGAGAACAAGAAGAAGCAAAGGTTCAAAAACAAAAAGAACTTTCAGAAAAGGAAATTAAAAAAATAGAGAAAAAAAGAGATAAAGCTAAAGAAAAATACGATAATTATAGTAAAATTCTAGAAGAAAGGCAGCAGTCAAAAGAAAAGATATAAAAAGTATATAAATACTATTTATATAAAAAATAAAATATTTAAAATTTATAGAGAATATGGCAACAACAGTACAAAACGGAAGAACATGTTTGGAAACTAGGGGCTATGAAGAACGCCATAATGAAATAACTCGTAGTGATTACAACATTACAAATCAATATGGAGCAACCCATAAAGATGCATTGAGCGATGGAGATGCCCAAGGTAAAGGCACAGGACATGGAGGTCATACGCATTTTTTACCAAACTGCCAGTTACCAACAACCCAGATTAATTATAGTAATTTTGATACAGAAAATGGGGGAGGATGCTATGATATTAAAGGTAGAAACGGAATAAGCGGTCGTGAAAGGGCAATGGCGATTTCAATGTATAATAAGGAAGTGCCTTACGGGGCAAAACTTGTGGATACCACTGCTAACATAAACGATGGACAGTATTTTGTTGGTCAGCAGATTGGAAGTCCAGTTTCTAATTGTGGATAAACAATAATTGGCTTAAATAATAAATTATATGGTTTACGGAAATAAAAGATTGAATGACCTAGCCAAAAACATATTGATTGGCATGGAGTTGGTTGATAAAAGAGTTGATACGCTTGGTGGTAAAAAAGTGAAGAAAGAACTTAACGAGGAAGAACAAAGGCAAGCCATAAAGGAAACCAATGACTTTTTCTCTGATAAGCGTATGCAAAGAAAACTTGAGGCACTGAAGAACTTAATTGTGGATAATACGTATAGAGAGCAGTTACAGAACTTATACAAGGGTGCTAAAGCAACGTCTGATAGCCAAATCAACAGTATGAATATGGAAGTGAAGTTCAATCCATATAATGAGAAGGAATAAATGATTAATCTTACGTTATACGACATTGTTAAGAATCTTTTAAAGGAAGATGTATCAAGCGATGAGGTTCTAGATGCTATTAGAGGGAAATACTATGTGCGCATTAACTATGACGATGGTATGGAAGATAATGGCGGGAATCCCAAAGGAAGTCGTGTAATACAGCCAATGGCATTAGGCACAACGAAGAAAGGACACCCAGTGGTTAGAGCATTTCAAGTTAGCGGAAACTCAAGAAGAGGAGCACCTAAATGGAAATTTTTCAGACTAGATAGGGTTACATCTTGGAGACCAATGAGGAACAAGAGATTTTTCAATACTCCAGATGACTCATATGGCGAGTATAACAAGACTGGTGATAGGACAATGCAGACTTTTGTTGATAATGCCAAGTTTGGCGATATGAATGACCCATTAGAAAGAGCGAGAGCCGAAAGACAAAGCATAGCGAATGCGCCAAAAGTTTCGACCAAAAATGCTCAAGGACCAATATCTGCTAACCAGCAGTGGAAAAAAAGTGTGTTCACATCACAGCCCAACAGTAAGAAATATGCACAGTTTGCTAGAAATGTTGAGAAAGCTAGCGAAAAGGATGCAAACTATTGGGATGAGTATGAAAAGGCTTCACAGCAAGCCAACATGCAGAACCAAGCACCAAAGCCACAAGATTCGGATAGTGGTCCAATTGACAATAGTTATGATGAAAATTTCTATGATGTCAATGATGTTGATTTCAATGAAAATAATTTTATAAAAAACAAAAATAGAAGATAATGGCAAACGCAAATCCAGCAGATAAGCAAGCAAAGTTACAAAATGCGATGTCTAGGGCGAAAAAACTCATTCAATTAGAATCGAATGGTACTTTGGATAAAATTGCTAAAGGGGCTAGGGATGGTATAAACACATCGTTGGATGGAGAAGTTATGACTGAACAGTTAATGACAACCCCTAGAAACAGAAGGACAGAAGCACCTATGATTGGAGGACAAATGGGTGAAAATGCAATGAATGTTCCAGCGGCAATAAGGGAATCATTCGCCAATGTGACAATTAACGACTCTTCATTATATTCAGCATTTGGCGGTGGAGGAAATGATGATTTGTCTTTCTTGACGGAAGGAATGCAAGAAGAACAAGTACAAGAGCCACCTAGAAGACAGCGTGTGAATGCTCAAGCACAAGATGTAAGGCAAATTGTTAATGAAGGTCTTGGATACCAACAGCAGCAATATGCCCCACAAATGCAAGTGTCAGCGCAAGTCGATTACCCGATGATTAGGACAATCGTTGAGGAGATAGTAAGGAAATATGCGGTATCGCTTAATAAAAAGATTATTAATGAAAACAAAGAAACTAATGAGGTAAATACCATTAGTTTAGGAAAAACATTTAAGTTTTTAGACTCAAAAGGCAATATATATGAGTGCCAGATGAAAAGAGTTGGCAACATTAACGATAGAAAAAGGAGTGTTAACGGATAACACTCCTTTTTTTTTTAGTATTCTATATAGTTATTCAAGAAGAAATCATCTATTATCCCCAATTTTAATGCTGCTTTATATGCAGTCTGGTTATTTTTGAAAAATTCTGTCTTAGTATTATATTTTATTGCTTCTTTCTCTATATTTTCATAAGTCCAATATTTTTTTTTGTGCTGTTTCTGTTTAACTAACCAATCCATTTCATCAATGTAGCCATATCTATATGCTGCAAGGAAAGCGGTTAAGTTTCCTTTTTTAAATTCCTCTTTTGTTGAGTATTTTTTCGCTTCTTGCATCATATTTTCCTTGTTTTTCCAATATCCTTTAGGTTTTTTCATAAAATTTGTAAGGTATATATACATAAATACGTGATTTTGGAAAATAACTTGAAAAGTTTTAATATTTATTATTAAAAGAAAATAATAAATAACTAAAAAATGTTTGATTAATTATGGCAAAGGGCTTATACTACTATAAGTTACAATCACCTTACCCAGAAGATGTGACAAAAAACTGTAAACTTACTATTAATGAAATAGATAGTAACTTTTTGTCATTAAAGGATGAGGACATTAAGAGCGCAGAGTTCATTTATGATGATGATGCAAATAACAAGTCTCTTATACTTACTAGAAACAATGGTGAAAAACTTATCGTTCCTCTTACTGACGTTACATACAACCTAAACGTTGACACTGAGTGTGGTGAAAGTGGGACTACCCTTACAATCGAGTATGATGGAAAGGATGGCTGGAAGAAATTCAAAATCACCGATATTGTTACAGCCGATAAGTTGATGAAACTTGTTGGCGATAACGTTCTTACAAGGGTTATCACAGACGGTACACTTAGAGGTGACGGAACAATGGGTCATCCACTTGGAATAAATGGTGTTGAAAAAACTGGTATGTATGCTCCAGTTAAGGCAAAGATTGATTTAACTAATGGCGGAAAATTACCAGATGTTGCAAAACTTGGCACAAGATATGTAACTGTTGAGTATGTAAACGATTATGGCTATCTTTACAACGGAGCTGGTCTTGATAAGATTTCAGCAAATGTAGCAGAAGAGGGTCATGGGTGGCGTGTACCATCTAAGGCAGATTGGGATTTGCTTCTAAACTCAATTGAGCCATGTAAGGCATTTCAAAACCATGAGTCTGCAAAATGCCACGTTGAACTTGGTAAGTTAGCTGGTAAGTATCTCAAATCAGAATGTGGGTGGCTAGGACAAGACCCATGCGAATGTTATCCAACAAAACCAACAACAGGATGTTCATTTGAGCAAGAAGCGTGTGACGTTGACGAGGATTACATCAGTGACCCAACATCAGAGTTTCCAGTAGATAAAAAGATTTCTCCACTTGGTGTCGATAAGTATGGAATGGCAATCCTACCAGCTGGTATGGTTGGTCTTGATGCTTATGATAGACCACAAGCAGATGCATTCCAAGCGCAAGCATTTTTCTGGACAACAACACATGTTTATGGCGATGCTGAACAAGACAGATACGTTAAAGAGTTTTCATATAAAAAAGGTGGCGTGATTCAAGAGGCAGAATGTCCAACACCATTCTATAGTGTAAGGCTTGTAAAGGATTATGATGGATGCAACTATTTCGATTCAGAATACATTGATGGCGTTCTTTACAAGACAATATTATTCCCTAAAACTAGACAGATTTGGCTTGCAACCAACTATGCTAAAAAAGAAGGTTTTATCCCAGCAGATGGAGACCAAGAAGGTGCAGAGTTGGCAGAAGTAAACAACGGTGAAGTTCTTGAGAAGAGAAAGGCATTGTTCTTGAATGAATGGAACGGATACTATTGGGAAAAGAAACAGATGAACGAGGGTGATACTGTAGTAGTTGAGAATCCTTGTGAAGATGTTGATGTCAAGGAAATTACATATTGTTGGAGGACGAATTTCAACATTGAAGAGACTGGGACAGAATGTGATGGAACAGCACCAGTAGATGATGTAGAGCCTTTAAATGACCAAGAATGCGAGACAATTACAATTGAGCGTGAAGCACAACATAATGTAGAGTTCCGTGTTTATACTGAAGACGGATGTAGTCAAGATTTATATAATACTGATGACCTTGTTGTAGAAAGGCTTTTGAAACTTGTTCTTCCAATTATTATTAAAGAAAAAGAGGAAAGAATCTCAGCAATTACTGAAGTTAGACGTGAAATCGATATTGAGAGGACAGAGAGAATTTCTGCTGATACTGAAATTTGGGAAGCCCTTGAAAAAGAAATACACGATAGAGAAAGCGCAGATACAGAGATTTGGGAAGCTTTGGCAGAAGAGGCAGATGCTCGTATTTCTGGAGACACTTATCTTAATGAAAAGATTGAAAAAGAGATAAATGACAGAAAACAAGCTGATGATAACCTTTGGGAAGCTCTTAACAATGAAATTTCTCGTGCTATTAGTGCGGAGACTGAGTTGAGGGTTGACTTGGACGAAGAAATTGAAAGAGCTAAAGCAGAAGAACAGAGGCTTGACGAAAAGATTGATGCTGAGACTGCTAGAGCTAAAGAAGAAGAAGAAAAGCTCGACCAGAAAATAGATGATGAAATCGAGAGGGCTAAAGAGAGAGAAGATGAAATCGAATTAAAGCTTGACGAGGAAATTGAAAGAGCAAAGGCTACTGAGGATGAAATTTCAGGCTTAACAATAGATACTAGTGAGGATTATAAATTTAAAGTATCTACACTTCCTTCTGAATCAGAGTATAACTTAATACTTAAATCTAAAGATGGAATAGATGAACATTTCAT